CCTCTACGTTTCGTCAATCCTGTTCCCTACACTACTGTAGTTAGACTGCAGAGTGCGAAGGTACTTGACAACGAGGAACTCGTTAATACCTCGCTTTGCGCTAGCTTGGTTATACGAAGGGACGAAACCTTTAATAGTCTTAGCTTCCTCGTAGACCGACTCGATCCCTTTATCGAGAAAGCCTGGAATGATAAGGCCAAGTTTATACTTATCACCCTTTATAAAGTAGTCTACTAGATCTTTAAAATACGGAGCATGGTTACAGTTCTCTAGTATCATTATCCATCGGAGTATTTCCATACGTTCACTCCATTTTCTTGGGTCGTGGAACCTCTCTGGGTTCATCGCAGCATTTAAGGCTAAAATACTGGGATAACAACCTGCCACAACTTTCGTTCCTTCAATATAGACGCGTTTAGTGAAGAAGCGTTGCAGGTATGTACAAGTTGTACTGTCGACACGCTGCTTATCGGGGTTCGCCTCAAGACCGAAAGCAGTCGATGCCTCAGCAAAACAATCAGCTACGTCATTGCGGGCAGTCGCAAAGGAGAGTACTCCGTCGTCTCCCAATCCCTGGTCTCCCTGAAGGTCTTCGTCGCAAATATCTGACACCAGAAGCCTAACAGCCTGACTCAGTACTGACTCTACAAAGTTAGTAAATCCGCTACCACTTGCCATGCCGTGGTTACCAACTACCAGTTCGTTAAGCTGGATCATAACGTTAATTTGATTACAGTGCATCATCACTTCCAGAAGGAGATTGCGGTACTGCTCTTGGAAAACAGGAGCGCAAACATGCCACACAAATTCGGTCGCCGAAATTCCAACACTCGTATCCATCTTAGTGTAGTCGAGGGATAGGATTGTCTCAGACTCAAAGAGTTTCTGGGAGTGCATCGCATATTCCACCTCTTCAAAACCTTCCCACGCACTAAAGCTTAGTACATTATTGTTACGTATAATGTCCATCAAAGGGATTAGAAAAGATTTCTCTATGAGATTAACGCTGAAAGGGAACATGAAAATAAATCTCCAAGAACCTCGGGACGAGCGAGAACCCAAAAGGGCAGGATATTCTCTCCACTTTCCTGAAATCGCATCTTTAACCGCTTTCTGCTGAATGAAAGGGTCGGAACGTTTTCCTACGTCAGGCGCACCACTATTAGTATTAGTTTTATCTTCCTGAATGTCGCGTTTGAGGACAGATGCTATAGCGAGTGGCCGCTTATCCTTCACGCCGCGGAATAATAACGAGCGAGTTCGTTGGACGAGGTCGAAGTATTTATCATCTGGTAAATCGAACAGTCCGGGATTGGAATAGTACGCTTGCAGTTCCTCCATCCTTTCAGACAGCGGTGGATATCCGCCTTGACGTCCGGTCTTCGACATACGACTTTTATCGTACTCCACCAGTTCTGGGTAATTCTGAGAGTAACGGTCTAGGATTTTCAACCAGTTCTTAAATACCACAGATTCATCTTCGCC